ACATTGCAATGGGACAAACGTAGGTTGTAAAAGTCGCAACATAGGTGAAAGCAATTAGGTTAATTGTAACAAATATAGCAACAATTCGTTTCGAACTAACTTTTGAACACGAACTTAACAAAGATATTAACCATTCTTTCATATTAGACGCAGGACAAGTTGAACAATAAGACCACCAACGACACCAGCAGCAGTTGCAATACCACTAAAACGAGCGACTTGTAAACGTTGGTTTTGAATATACTTGTCGTGTTTTTGAACCTTACTCACAAGACCTTCGATTTTCATTTCGTCATCACCAATAAGAACGTGATAAATGCGGTCTATCTTCTTATTCATATTCTGCAATTCCTCGTGTATCAAAGCTATCTCGTTTTCGGTATTCATATCATTTGAAGTATAGTTGTATTTCTGCCTCTCTGCGTGTAACCAAACCATTTAAGACTTTACCACCGCCCTTGTTCCAAAGTTTGAAAGAATCTGCAATCGTTGGATCTTGTGGATTGATATTTAATTTCTTAAACACCGAAGAACGTTTAAAGCCACCCGTACCAATGTTGTACGCAAGTGAAACACAAGCACTGAATTGATTGTCGTTCAGTGGTTGTAAAATGAATGGTGCAATGGTTACCGCAAATTGGTCTATGATAAACTTCGCTAATTCATCTGCACGTTGTTGTGTGATTACATCACCATCTTTAACTTTTGTGCCGTCTTCGTAGAAAGTGTTTCCGAAACCAATCGTCCATATACCCGAAGGGCAGCGGTAACTTTTCAATCTACAACCTTCAAAACGCTTTATTAGAGCGTATCCTTCTGCGTTAACTTTCATTCACCAATCTTTTTATTTGTTTCTCTTTTCGAATTAAATACTTACGGAATTTCTCCTCGTAAATCTTTTGCTTAACCATGTCCTTTTTGCGTCCCCTTGTAGCCATGTGTTTTGTTATTCGTTATCTAAACCATCCAAGTCCAGGTCTTCTATATTCGTATGGACTTCTATCACGTCCAGAACTAATCTCAAAAGCGTTTGACGGATAAACATTTGTCTGTGACCAAATTTGGTTTGTTGTGTTTGTCATATACTCAGGAAAGTCGCTAGAGTTATGACATAAATAATCAACCATTCTTTGCGTGTAAAACATTGCTTGTTGACGCGCTTGGTCACGATAGTTCTGCAAATCAGTTTGTGAGATAGGTGTAGTATCTTCGCTTGTACGAATAACTAAACTTCCGTTGTCCGTTTTAACGTACAAATGAGGCAGTACTTCGTACATAGTCCACCACATTATCATGCGACGCAAGTAATTGTCCAGAAGGGTTGCGTATGCGCCTGTAATGTCATCGTTTACAACATCTTCTTTGATGCGGTTATAAAGGTCAGTACCTAAATACAACTGTGCGTACTTGTCCTGAGACAAATATATTGCAGGGTAAAGAAGCAACGGATCAACCGAACCGTTAATCCATGTATATTTCTTGATGTAGTTTTCGTCAATGAGTAGAACTTCGGGTTGTAGTGCCATTTTTTATGAGTATTTAAGTGAACCTCGTGAGGGTGTGTTAATTGGAGCAACACCTTCCGCTCCTTTTTGTGGTACAAATGGATTGTTACCAACTCGCTTGTCGTTATTTAATCCGTCGTTAGGAAGTACACGACCTTTTGAATCTCTTTTACGAATGTAGATTTGACGCTTCCAAAAATGGTGACAAAATGCGCCACCTTTCCAAATAAATATATTGTATGTTGAACTGCCTTCTGGTGCAAACTCTCCGTTTATTCCTGCGTCACTCATGTCCTGAATATCTTCAAAACGAAATGATAAACCCGATTGTGATAGGTCAACCATTTCTTGACAAAACTCACGACTATTTTCGCTTAAGTTTTGAGAGTAAGCGTAACGCAATTTATAAAGTCCTGTATCTCCAAAAGGCGACCTTTCGTCAGCGTTTGCGTAATTGCGAACACTCATGTAGTCTTGTCTGAAATTAGCTTCGTTTTCGGGTTCTGTTACATTTTCTTCACTAAGCAACTCCCACTCGTCTAAATCGACTAATTCAGCTTTCTCTTTTAGCGCGTTAATCCAAAGGCGACCTTGCTCATCTGAAAAGTCATTCTCAGCAGCAACTACTTTTTTTTTTAATTCAGCAGTTTGAACCGTTGGTTGAACAACAACTACTTCGTCGAATACGCTGTTCATTGTGATAGTTAAATCACTTCCAAGAATAGGCGCAAAAGTGTTTGTGATAATTCTTTGGTATGGCTTAATAACTAAGTTATTGAATATCTCTAAACCAACAACCATTTCGTCTTTATTGCTTCCGAAACCTGTCGTATCTCTGATTCCGTGAATCAATGGTGAAACAACGCGGTGTCCTACCATGATTTGCTTCGCTGTTTCTTCTGATAAAAACTGATATTGCTTGTCTGCGTCCGACAAAGGAAATGATTCAATTGAAGGAGCGCGTGTAGGATCTTCGTTGAACGTCATTAAGAACTTTCCTGCGTTACTTGCACCGCTCAAACGTTGTTCCCACTCACGACGTATTGCCTCGCGTTCCTCTTTCTGCGGTATGCCGTTTAAGAAATTAATAATGAATGAAGGAAATAATCCGTTTAAGATATTGTTAACGTGGTATAGTCCCATTTGATAGGACAACTCAACGTAGTTCAACGCACCAAAGTAGTCAGGCTTTGCGTAGTACGAACTTCCTGCCATCATTCCGTGAGCGTAGATGACTTGACGCGGTTGTTCTTCCGCTTGTGAAGGATTGAATGCAGGAATGAACTCAGGCTTTCCTTTTTTGCTGCGTGAGTTTGCCCAATCTTTTGAATACCAAATACCAGTAATTTCGTCTTCTTCTTTGTCGTAAGCTAAACGACAATTCTCAAAAGGCAAGTGGTTGATTTTAACAACGCGAGTGAAGTCCATTGACCAAATCACTTCGGCAACGAACGCACCTTGAAGTTTTAAGTCGAACGCAATACCTTGCAAAGCGTTGTCAAGAATAGTTCCTGTACCTTGTCCTTCAATCATATACGCGATTGAGTTCGTCAATGCGTTGTGAATAGGACTGTTATAATAAAGCGTGATTAGGTGCTGAGGAAATAAGTTGTTGTAACCGTAGTCAATCCAACCTGCACGATTGTCTTTTTCAACCGCTTCAACTGGTTGGTATGCCGAAAGATTGATTTGTTGAATGTTGCTCATATTATGCACCTGTATATATTACGTCAACGGGAATCGTTGGCGAAGAAACGTCGAAGTAAATTGTTCCGTCTTGTAGAATCATTGAACCACGTTCAACGAGTCCAACTACGGAAGCGTTTGTTGGATCTAAATTCACCGCGCTGTTTTGTCCGTACACATCGTACTTGTATTTACCAGCGTCAACAAGACCAACTGTGGTAAGTCTTATTTTTGTTACGCGTTCATTCTCGTTTATCACGGTTACTACTTGCGCGAGTTTTTCACCTGTCATTTCGTAAGTCATAACAAGCAAATAATGTGTAAAGGCAACGTTGAAGTATGCACGTCCTTCATCGAGTGAAAGCCACGCATCTTGATTCGCTGTATTTGTGTTTAGGTAAACCATTCTAACTGTTCCTTTACGTTAAAATTACAACACGTAGGGACGTTTTGTCCCTATGTGTGTAAAAGTTTTTTGTTTAGTCAAGGATTGACAAAGGCGCACCGCTCAATTTGTACGCTCTCTTTGGAGTTTCGTGTACAAATGCAAGTGTGTAACCGTTCATGTCACCTAAAGCTGTTCCTGTCGCTGCTGTTCCTGTTGAAAGGTCAGCACCGAACTCGTAACCAACAGCCCACCAGTTGTCGTTGGAATCGTTAACGAATACCATTGGACGACCTTGCGCAACTGTTTGCAACTCTAAACGCTTAGGAGCGCTCAATTTGTTCAACATAACGTTTACCGTCTGCGTGTAGAAAATAGTTCCTGCATCGCGGTTGAAGTTAATTGTTTCTTCGAAAGAACCTGTTTGCGTTGGCAATTCGTATGTGTACAAATCACCTGCAACTGGACCGACAATTAAAGTAACGATTTCGTTTGCGTCAAAAGTTAACGAAGTAACTGTGTCACAAAGAATAATTTTCTTAATTCCACCGATGCCGTCTTTGCAATCAAGTGTAAATCCTGTGCTTAATTCACATGCCATATTTGTATGTTTTTTATTAGCACAAAAGAGGAGCGGTGTTTAGCCGCTACCTCTGTTTATGCAAGGGTTAGAATGGTTGAATTATGCGTTGTAGTAAGCAATCTCGTTTCCGAAACCGTACTGAACACCAGCAAAGAAAGAAGCAGCAAAACGAACGTTGTCAGAAAGGTCGTGTGCATACATATCCAAAAGAGCAACATTGTTCCATTGGTCAAGTAAGTTAGTACCGAACCAAGCGTTAGATTTCTGCCACATTACCATTGTAGAGGTAGACATTCCAGGACACTCGATGATTTCGTACTGACCGTTCCAAGTCATTTTCACTTCTTCTCCTTGATACAAGTAGTTACCACCGCCAAGTCCTAAAACTGCATTACGATAGTGTTCTGCAACGTCAGAACTAAGCAAGATAACAGGCTTCTCAGGAGCGCGACGAACTTTCAAAGGACAAGCAGCAACAAGCAATTTGATTTTAGCAATTACGTTAGCTTCTGTGATAGCAACTGGAGAAGCAACAGCGTTAACTGTTCCGTCAGCACTAAGCAATGTTTCGAAACCATCGTACTCACCAGCAGTTGCGTTAACACCCTGCCAAATCAAACGCTCATTCTCCGCTGCCATTCCTGCTAAGATGTTAGCAATCATTGCGTCAGCTAAAGAAGCGTGAAGTTGGTTGTTTTGAGCAGCAGCCGCTTCCCAATCTGCTAAGAAATCTTTCTTACAAAGTTGTCTGTGAATTTGGAATTTCTCCAAAGTCAAAATACGCTCAGTAAGTGTTACTGTTCCTGTTGGTGTGAAGTCACAAGTTGCGTTTGCAAAAGTGATTGAATCAACTAATTTGCGAACAACTTGTTTGTACTCGATGTTCTCTTTGAATGTAACCGCAGCCAAAGACTCGTTACTTAAAAACGCAGCGCGGATATATCCTGCTGCCTCTCTACCAGCGAAGGTAGTTGTTAATGATGTTGTAGTAGCCATTTTTTATTTTATTTTTTTATTTGTTTAAGTGAAATACGAAACGCTCCTCTGCGGTCATTTTGTGATAAGACTTTGCAGGTGTGTTTACTTTTGCTTGCTTTACTTCTTTGATTGAAGTAGCGGCAGGCTGTGCGCTTAATTTTGTTACTTCGCTTGAAAGTGTTTCGTTCGCTTTTTTAGCGTCAGCAAGTTCGCTTTCTAACTTAGCAACCAACGACAAAAGTCCTTCAACCTCTGCGTTTAGTGATTCTTCAGCAACTACCTCAGAAGATTGTTCTTCTTCAATTGTTACTTCAACCTCTGGAGCTTCTTCTTCCATTGGCTTTAATTCAACAAGTAATCCGTCAGCAACAACTACAATAACCCCTTCGGCTGTTGTGTATTCTCCGTCCGCTACAACAACTTCGTTGCCTTCTGCGTCTTTTGCGAATACACGAACTCCAGGCGCCCATGTGTCGCTGTCTGAATAGATGCTTGTTCCGTCCTCTAATACCGCTTCAACCATTTGCTTAACCTCAACAACTTCTTCAGCTGATAGGCTTACATTGTGCTTTGCGAAAAGAGCGTTAACTTTTTCTCTTAAGTTCATATAAGTGTTTATTAAATGTTTAGTTCCTAAATAGAAAAACCTGTATATTTGTTTCACAATTCGGCTTTTCATAGGTTGATTTTGATTTTTAGGTTTGACGAGGGGAGTAGTTACCCCTCGTTTTTTTTTACTCTAAAGAATCTAATATCGTGTTTAGCGTCTTCATTTCTTCCTCTGTCAATCCATAAGACTTGAACCCCATTTTACCGCTCTCGTCCGTTATTTTGGTGAGTGCGTTAAGAAACAGGGTAGCGTCGTCGTTGAATAATTCGACCTTTAAGAAACCACCTGCTTCGATGTTCATTACTCGCCTTTAAGAAGTTCGTTTATTTCGTCAAGAATGACAGCAAATTCTTCGTGCTTACTCAAATACATTTCTTTTTCTACAGCGAAGTTTCCTTCAATTGAGAAACCTAACACTTCTTTGTTTTGAATCTGTTGCTTCACTTCGTCGTTGTCTACCTTCATGCAACCGAACCACGTTCCTTCTGGAAGGTCGAAACCGAAGTTCTTGCTCTTGTCGTTTTCTCCTTCAATGATCCACGTTTCAACTAACGACACACCGTCAACCACTTTCGCGTGTTCAACTGTTGCGTTGTTAGTCATATTTTGCTTCAAGTAGTTGTAAGCAATAGCGCGAATCGTGTCCTTTGAATACTTAACGTAGTATTCTTCGTCCGTCTTATCGTCACGTCTGTATATCAGTTGGTCGGGAATAAGCAAAGCACCGTATAATAGACCTCTAAAATCTTCTTTGAATTTCACAACGTGTTGTTCTGATAGCGCAACGAAGTCCACACCGATTGCAGGTTGCTCAACTACGCTTATCGCGAATACACCCAACAGACCAGCGTCGTCAATTCCGTATTCAATTACTTTAATTTTTTTCATTTTTTATCCTCCTAATTTTGATTGATTTTGAATTAATTGTTGTGCTTCCAAGTTGCTGCTCACCTGAGTGCTTACAACGTATGCCTGAAGCGGTGGTTGTTGTTGTGGCTGCATACCTAAGAAGGCAAAGTTTGCAGGTGAAGGAGCAGTTGTTCCGTTATCACCGCTACCGCCTGCGCTCATATTAGTTCCAGAAGGTGGTGTTGCTGCTCCGTATTCCGTCTTTGCAATTTTTATTACGTTAGCTAACCCCATTGCACCAACGATTGACGCTTGAATAATACGAGCCGTTGTTGAAGGCATTGTCTTGTCGTTTAACGCTCTATTTATACCGCCATAAGTATCGATTACAGCAGACGCGTAGTTCAATGCTTTTTGAATTTGAAATTGCTTCTTAGACTGTTGTTGTCCTTTCTTTGTAAACGCTTCGTTTAATGCTGTTAAAGCGTCTAATCCAGAACTTGCAATGTCTAATCTTTGCAACATTTGAAGCCTTTGTTTTTCGGCTAATTCTTTTGCATTTGCTTCTTGCGCTTTTTTAAGTTTTTCTTCTTGGGAAATAATGTTATTTACTACAACTTCATTAACTTCAATTCTTTGAAGACCTAAAGATTTGATTTCTTGAAATTGTGTTTTTTCTCTTTCTGTTGCTTCTTTTTGTTTGTCTTTTGCCTTTAAGTCTTCAACAGTTGTTTCGGTAGCAATAGCAAGTTTAGCATTACGAATAATTTTTTCTTCTTCTAAAAGTTTGTTTAACTCAATTTGAAGTTGTTTTTGTTTATCACTTTGAACTAAAGTCTTTTTTGTTTCAATATCTTTTTGAACAAAGTTCGCTCTCTCTGTTTCGTATTGCTGCTGACCAAATAAGGCTTCTGTTTCTAAAGATGCTTTTATTTGTATTTGTTTTTGTGCAATTACTCCAAGTTGTTGCGCTCGTAAATCTTCAAATTCAGCTATTGCTTTCTTTCTTTCCGCTTCTTCTTTATAACCTGCAATAATTATTTCTCTTGCTTTTTCAATTCCTTTTAGTCGGTCAGCTTCACCTTTGTTAGTTATACCACTCAACAAGTTACGCATCTCAATTAACTTATTTTCCTTTTCACGAATTACATTGATGTCGCCAGTTGTTCTCGCAATGGCAAGTTCATTTTCTGCAACTTGTATGTTGTTTTGCGCTTTTTCTTTTTCAAGTTCAAGCGTTTTTGAACTTTCTCCGTATAACGTTTTTTCTTTGTTAATACGAGCGTCTAAAATTTGATTTTGCTTGTCTAAAACAACATTTGATTCTTCAAGTTTCTTAACTTTCTCAGCCGTTCCATTTATTAAATCACCAATTTCTTTGTAGTAAACAATCATGGCAGCTAATGCTCCTGCTGCTAAAAAGAAAGGATTAGCAAGTACCGCCTTCCCAAGATTTGCAAGTCCTTTTGTAAGACCACCAACTTCTTCTCTTAATGTCTTAAAATCAATCTTACCAACTGCCGCACCCATTCCACTCAACGCTTGTCCTGCTCCTTTTAAGTCAAGCGACATAAGACGCGAACCAAACAAGCCAACGTTGTTGGAAAGACCTTCGAATGCGTTACCAGCGTTAGCACTAATCTCAGCACCTAAATCGGAAATGTTGTCCTTTAATTCGGCTGCACGCGCTGACGCTTTCTTAAACGCGTCGCTCGTTTGATCCATCGTGAGCAACTGATTGTTTAGCGCACGAAGTTCCGCTTTTGCACTTGTAAATCCCTTCGCTGTATTTTCAGCTGCCGCACTCGTCTGATTAAGGACGGTGACGGCATTGGTGGTTACAACTAAATCTATTGTGTTTGCCATTATGAGAGTAGTTTATATAAAATAAATATCCAAATGGCTACGTTTACGGAAATGCGTGTCACTTTCCACACATAGTGCTTCCACATTTTTAGCTTACGTTTGCCGTTAGCAATACGTCCGAACTCGCTTTCACTTTTTACGTTCAACTTAATGAACTCTAAACAGGCGACCATTGCGCCTGATTTGTTTTCCATATTTATCATGCTCGTTCGATTATTGCGTTAACAACAGATGCGGTGTTTGCGGTGAAAACAATAGCACTTCCAATGCCTATGTTAGTGCCTAAGGTGTAAGGACTACCGTCGTCAGTAATTGTTATTACAGGACTGTTCTTCACGTTGTCAATCTTGTTGATTATTAAGCTATAAGGTGCGAAAACGGTTACGCTTAAACTGCTCATGAAGTCAATAGTCCACGTTATTGTGTTGTCGTTTTCACTATCAATCTTCCAGTTGCTTCCGTCACTTACCAAAGTAATTACACTTCCAGTTGTTTTCATTACATACGTCACCGCGCTTTCAATCTTTTGACCTGTGTATGCGTAAATCGTTGCGCCATAATCGTCACTTGCCAATTTAATGCTGATTATCGTTCCTCTCGTTGTTTGTGCAGACGGAAGGTAAACGTCAATATCTGCTGCTAAGTCAGTAAGTAAAATTGTTCTGTCAAAATTTGTTACAACATAGTCGGTGCTTACCGACCTAACTGGTTGACTAATCGCCCCGCTGAAGTTAACAGGCGCACCGAAGCGTGTTGGTGCTAACGAAGGTACTTGTTGAGTAATGAATGAACGTGTTCCGTTGTTGGGCTGCGAGAAACAATTGTTCTTTGCAGAGTTCCAATTGTAGCCAAAACGATTACAACAGTCTTGCGTCACTACCGCAGGATCTCCGTTGGGTGTTTCCCAATTAAGACTTTGGTCAAGGTTAGCCGACACAGGTACAATATCGCAATCGTTGTTAATGTCGAGAACGCGAATCAGTTTGACCTTTGTCATATCTTGCTCACCTACCACATAACCGCTAATTTCTAACACTCTCCACCAAGAATCAATAATCCAAATCTTGTCGCTAAATTGAAAGGTGAAAATGTCGTTAAGTGTTAAGGCAAACATTCCCTCTAAGATGCGAGCTTGTCCGTCGAATAGTTCACGGTAATAGTTTCTCCAATAACGATTGTAAAGGTTGTTGTATGGATTAGCAACGATTGTGTGAATAGGTACTTCGGGAGCAAAGTTTAAGTCGCTATCTGACACCGTTGCGTTCATAACGGAATAGTTGTTCAAGCACTTAACTGCCGTTTGAACAACGTCACCGCTTACTTCATCGTACATATTTACAAAGAAGTCAGCAAAGTAGTAAAGTATGCGCGGTTTGGGTTGTACGAATTGACCTTCTGCGTTGGTAAAAACAGGAACAACTACGTCCGTGTTTTGTACAGGTGCAGAAGGTGTAGATGCAAATGACAATTCGACCTTTTCTTCGCCAGTTGCGAACTCGTTAATCACTTCGAAATCTGATTCGGTTACTTCGTACCTTCCGTAGATGCGTCCATTGTCTTTGTATACTGAGTTGAAATAGTCGCCATCTTCCGTGTAAGTGAAAGAAAACTTTGCCTTTTGCAAGTCGGTTGTTGGCGAGTACATGATGTCCTTCGACAAGTCCAACTTCTGCGACCAATCGAGCGTGTTACCGCTTGCGATATACTCAACCATTGGTTCAACGCGGAGTGTGTTTGGAAGCGTCTTATCGGCAACGAAGACAAGGTTGAACATCTTTTGTATTGACGTCATGAAATCAATTTGCTTCATGTCTGGAGCATTAAACTCCATGTATACAGGTTGGTTTCCGTATAACTGAGTTGATACGCTTACAAGTTCAACTCCCGTTCCTGTGTAGTCAATGTTTGCATTTCCGTAAAAATCAACATCAACTGAAGGTTCTGCTCCAGCACCAATAGCAACCGTACTTAATGAACATTTTATACGCATAACGTCACCTTCTTGAAGTGTTAATGTTCTTAAAAAATCTGCTGAAATATCGGTGCTTGTCGGTGTTCCTGTTTGTGAAATAAAATTAATTTGTTCTATTCCTATTGCTCCACTTCCGTTAAGTTCAAAGAGTACGGTCAGTATTGTATTTGAAAGGTCGGTGTTTACGTTGTTGCGTGTTGCTTGTCCGTTTATCCAAACTCGAAAAGTATATTCCGCAGAATAAGGAACGGTGTAAATTCCACTTGACCAATTATTTCCCTGATCCTCGTATTCAGTAAAGTTTGTGTAAAGCGCAATAGTGCTATTTGAAGCGGTTATTGTTACATTGTTTACGTTAGCTGCAAGACCGACGTTTGACGTTATGTTGTTCATTCCGTTTTCGCCACTTAAGTATTGTCCATTTACAAAAGGAACGTAAATATGGTCTAAGATTGTTGAAAGATAATCACTTGTATATTGAACACCTGCATCGTTCATTATTTGATTAAACAAATAGTCAGCGCGTACCGCTGGTGTTAGGTGACCAACATAAAGCGGTTTGTAGGTTGGCTGACCACCGATAGTTGTAGAATAGACAGGTTGCC